AACTGCTGCAGTAAATCCGTTAATATTATTAACTAGATTTCCAAGGTATGTGCCTGCTCTTAAATTACCAGCAACAGTGGCTGCACCACTAATACCTAAACTTGCCGCACTTAAACCAGCACTGACCGTTAAATTTCCTGTTAAAGTAGAAAATGGTGTTGATGCTGGTACTGTATTTAACACACCCCTCATACTTAAAACTGCAGGAATGTCACTATCACCAATTAATGTTAAATTAGTAGGACCAGAGATTTGTGATATTAAAGATATGGTTGAAGGCAAACTCACAGTAACTGCACCAGTAGCACCCGACACAGTAATTTGATTTGCTGTACCAGATATTGCAGATACACCTTGTAGTGCACCGGTACGACCGTTAAACGAATTAACAATATTTGGTGCGCTCAAAGATCCAGTAATGGTTACGTTTCCACTAAATGTGGATCCTGCAGCAGATATACCAGCATTAAAGGATTGTACGTTAGTGAATGCGTTAGTGGAAGTTGTAGTAATAATATTTGGTGCAGAAATATTTCCACTAAATGTTGCGCCATTAGCAGAAATGCCACCAATAAATTCTTGTAAAGTCTGGAATACTTGAGCAGCATTAGTTACCGCGATATTTTGAATCACACCTGAAGCACCGTTAACACTTAAAACACCACTGTTAGAAATGGTTGGATTTGTTGATGATCCAGTAATTGTGATACCATTACCTGCAATAGTTCCGGTTAGACCAGAGATGCTGCCAGTAAGACCATTAAAATCGCTAACGTAATTATTAAATATAATTTCACCAGTTAACCCATTAAACGAAATCACGTACGGACCAGTAATACCACCTGGTGAGGTTGTTATACCGTTTACAGTGGAAATAATAGTATTAGTGGTATTAAACCATGTTTGAAAGGTATCGTTGCTAGTTAATGAAGTTATTGGTGTTGCCATTTGCTATTAAACTTTCTTTTATACTGAAACGCCTGCGATTGATATTCCGTTAATGTAAATAACGGATGCTGTAAATCCACTTTTTGTGGCATTAAATATAGGAACAACGTATTCACCAGACGCAGCAGTCGATCCAAATTTAACAATATTTAATTTTAATCTGTCTGCTCCGCATGGACCGTTAATTATATTTAAATTGCTAGAGTCTTGTAAAGTTCTGTCTTGTGTTACACCTGCAGTAGAATTAGTAGTACAACTAATTGTTACTGGTTTAACAACCATACCATAATATCCTTGAGTTGCTGTTGCTCCAGTAAATCCAGATATAATTGGAGAAACCGTATCATTGTAAACCCAAGTACCCAGACCACCGTTTGTGGTTGCGTGTTTAACTAAATACCAACCAACTTGTGCAAAAGCAGTAATTCCACTGGCAGCAGATGTTACTCCTGTTACTAGAGTACTGCTATACGGAGTACAACCGTTCCACGGAACACTACTATTTGCAGTCCACGAAGGAACTACTCCAGAATTTAAAGTATTTTGTACGTAAAAAATTTCTTGCATCTCATTTAATTCGGATGCTTGAAGTGGAAATCCAGGTTTAAATGCAACCGCGTAATAATTCTTAGAAGCATCAATTTGAGATTCCACTCTGCTTCTGAATGGGTCTTGATTAAACGGAAATCCGCCTGTAACTGGTGTTGGTATTGTCATAATTCTATTTTATTTAGTATAAATTTATATAGTACAAGCAAATAACTCGTTAGGGAAAGTGTATCCGGTTAATGGACGCAATTCAAAGAAATCTGATAAAGTTATACCACCAAAAGTCAAACCAGCCGCATATACTGAAATTTCAACATCCCAAGTGGGAAACACGTAATATGGAGCAGTATAACCAGAAATACAACCAAAAGTATATCCTATAGTCTGATTTGCACCTAGAGTATATCCAGCATAATTTTTTATCTTTGGGTATTCATATATTGTTATGGCAGCAGCTTGATTGTTGCTATTGTTAAATATTTCTGGTTTATAATTAAAAATATCTTCAAAACCTGATGGGTGAGTAAGTGGCCGAATCACTCCATCGTATTGGTCTTGTGATAGAGTACTACAATTAATGACGTAAGAATAGTCTTGCCATATATTTTGATCACCTATCACAGAAAAATTAAGTCTGCTTCCACTAAGTTGAGGATAACCGGTGGTGGAATACTCTCCGTTTGGATCTAAATTGTCTCGCATCCAATCAAATTTACCACCATTCAATCTTAAAAGATATTTTTTAGGATAACCAATAGAGATGTCTTCAATAGGAACTCCATAAGCTTTATTAATTACTAATTTTACGCTTTCTTCTGTTCCTTTTTTTGCGTAAAGGTTTGATTTTATATTTTGTATTAAGTTTCGTAAACCGGTTGGAGTTATTAAATTGCTGGTTATTGATTCTGAAGGCACAGCATTTAGATAAGAATTTGCTAAATTTTTTAATAAACTGTCTGGTATTTTTTCAATATCAATCAGTTCTTCTAAACTAAAAAAACCAATATCTGTAATATCATTACAATTACAAGAAAGCCAGTTGTAATACTGTTCTGTTAAAGCAATTAAAATAGAATTATTATTATCTAATAATCTAACCCAACGTGGAAATAAATTTTTTATGTTTTGAGGATATTCGCAAGTAGTTCCAGCAGTTTCTGTTTTTACAAAGAATGAAGAAAGATTGGTTGATGTTTCACCAAATTCAACAGGAGTCAAGTTTAAGTCGGTTGGACTGTTTGTTAACTCGTACTTGTTGTTTTTAAAAATTAAAATCATTCAATTATCCTACACTGGCAGTGGCATCAAATGACGTGGTTAATAAAAATTCGTCTTTAATTATTGTTGAGTCTATGTACCTTGGATATCCTGTCATGTTTATGGAAGCAGTGGATCCTAATACGTTTTCTTTAATTACTGCGTATCCTTGAGGGTAGTTTACGTATCCTAATTTACCAAGACCTCCAATCAAGGAAAGATTACTGTTTACAGCAGCTAGTATTCCTTCTGTGGCAACACCAGATTCATTAAATATTGTTGGAGTATCTGCCAGATAAATTGTTTGAGCACCATATGTAAATCCAGTGCTTTTCATCGCATTTCCATACACTAACGTACTACCGGGCACAAGTTCATTTTTAAAATGAACTAATTTTTGACCGTCTGATCCGGAAACACCTAATACAAAATATAAAGAAGTCATATTTATATTTTTTATATTTGTATAGTTAGCACTTGCTACAGATTTAATATCTGCTATTCTAATATTATTATTAAATCTGGGAGGATTATTATAATAACTTTGTACAATTCCGGTCAAACCAGACACAGAAGTAGATGTGCTGGTTATAACATTTAGTGTTGCGTATGCAGTTATTGGTTGTACTTGTACGTACTCTGGTAGTACTCCAATCATGGATTTTGCTTTAAGAAATGTTATGCAGTTTGTTACTTCTGTCGAGCCTGCCGTAATACCAGTATCAGCAAAAGAAACAAACGTTCTTCCGTATGCAGTGGGTGTGGCATCGTCTCCACCCCAAATATTGACTTGTGTTCTGCTTGTTATAGCAGCAGGCAAAAGACCAGACGATAATAGTAAACTGTAGTAATCGTCTAACGTTACTGCTCTTTCATTTGCAGCAAACGATTTAGGAGCTAAAAATTTAACAGAATCCAAATCTGGGGAATCAGAACCGCCAGAAGTTGTTGTACTTTTGGTGACAGTAAGTGTGCTGTGTGTTATGGATGTAATATTGTTTCCGGCTGATCCGGTTGGTATTAAATACGAAACCAAAACTGTATCATTTGTGGTTATAGTTTTACCGTAAGAAGAAGCGTAATCTGTGCTATTTTTCTTACCAAATACTAATTGAAATCCATCAACTATTCTTTCAATATAAAATATCTTACTAGAAGAGTTAGGAACAGTGGTTCCATCGTATCTACTCCAAGACTCACCGTTTACTTGAACACTAACAGTTATTGGATCTATATTTGTGCCCAAAAATGAAGTTTGTGTTGTTGTATCAACTGTTATTTGTAGTTTGTTTGCAACTGTACTTGCTTCGTATACATCAAGAGTGGTAGAACCATTCACATTTGTGTTAGTTAGTGTGTAAAATCTGTAAGAAGCACCAGAAACATCAGAACCTGTAAATACGCTAGAGTATGATGTAATTGTAGCAATTCCAGATACTGTTAAGGTTGATTTAGCACAAGTTTTATTAGGAACCAATACTCCCAGAGGAGCTGCTAATCGTATTATATTGTTGTCTATTTGTGCAGTATCTAAAAAAGTTTCATTTGCAATCATGTTGGTGTAATACCCGTAGAACAAGGTATTATACGCCATAACATCTAACAAAATATTAATTGCACTACCATTAAAGTCATAACCAGTAAATTGTGGCTTTGTGTTTAAGTACGCCTTTAAAGAGGCTTTTATGCCATCAAAATCTAAAGAGGAAATGTTTATTTTTGGGTTTGCCATGATAGTTTATTGTAGTATTATTACTACGGTTTTTATTAAATTTTTATCAAATATCGGTGTAAATGTAACGCTTATCTGCCAGTAACCTAAACCGGTATCTTTGATATCTATATCCGTGATGGTAGCTCTGGGTTCTTGTAAACCCAATTCACCAAGAATTTGTAATCGAACATCACTTAATTCGAATGGTAATAAAGTTTTAAATGCAATTAAATAGTCGGTATTTGCACCAAATTTAGGGTTAAATATTTTTTCAGTTTTATTGGTTAAAATTATATTTTTTATTGATTGCGCTATTGCATTTAGGTCATATTTAAGACTAATATCATTAGATTGAACATTTTTTGTTAAATTAACGTCTATGTCTGTGTAATATATGCTCATTGTTGTTATCTTTATTTATCAGTTTTATCCACAAAAATATCATCAGTTGTTGTGTCTGGGCTAATAGACGGATAATCTCTCATTAAATAGAGGTACATAGAATGTTTGCCGGGTCTTATAATTCTTTCAGCTCGATATACCATCCAAATTCCTTCATATCTTGACGTTAAAATTTTTGAAGTTCTGTTATCTACAGGTCGATTTACGTATACAAGTTTACCAGGTTTTATAGTAAAATTACCATTAACTAATATTTTTATTCGCTGATATCGCAATAATGCAGTTTGTGCTTTTCTATGCAGTGGTGTTTTTTCTGGAGTGTTCCAAAAAGTTGCATTGGTTTTAGAGTATTCTAAGTAAAATTGAAAATTTTTACCAACAAGAACAGGATAAATGGTTTGATTTGCGGCACCTGCATCTGCAGATCCTAATCCATTTATTATATTTGTTGTTCTCATTACATCCCATGCATTATTATCACCGTAACTGAGACGAATAGAATATGGGAACAGACCACCAGAACTAGACCCAAATCCTGCTTTAGTTCCAGTTATACCTTGTACTTCTTGTAATGGGGAATTTTTTAATCCACCATTGGCACCTTTCCACTGAAATTTGCCGTAATTTTCACTACCTAAACAATTATAACTACTATCTTTATCGCTATAGTCTATTCCACCCCAATTTTTATACTCATTTTCATTAAATCCATTTTTTGTGCTAAATTCTCTCTTAATAAGAACACATTCTTCTGCAGCATTTCTAGCCACTTCTAATTCGTTTATAGTAGGTTCTGCAAATGTAGGTCTTAATTCAATAAACGCTTGGGGACAATTGCAATCTGGATATTCATTGGGACAGTCTAAATTATTAACAGGCCCAAATATACTGATACAATCGAGATCTGTATTGACATTTGTTGTTGTGCTGAACTTAGTTGAAAAGTTGGTTAAAGGATCTCGGTTTAACCGATCATCATAAGACTTATTGAAAGAAGATATATTGTTATTTAATGGCATTAGAAATATTTATTTTATTTTTTAATCACACGTCGAACAGAATCCGTCGTGCGCATTTTCCGTATCAAACAAGAACATATAATCCCTGTCTACAGATTCTTTATAGTTTGGATTAACTTTTTCTTCAGTTCCTTGATCTGTTTCTACTGTTACTTTTTCTGGTTCTGCTCCTGTAAATCCACGAACAGCAGCATCATTTATTCCATTTAAAATTATACTTTGTATTGTTTCTTTTGGAATTGCAGACATTTGTACAATTCTACCAGCATAATAAAACCCGTCATCAGAACCTGTTGGTGTTTGACCGGTATTTAAAAAATTAGGACATTTATTAGAAATTACTCGGAATTTTCCAACAGGCAACATTTGTGTTTTTAATGGATAAGAAGATTTTTTAAGAATATCTGGATCATCTGGAGTGGTTGTTAATATTGCAGATATGCCAGGATTCATTAATATTGTGCTGTTATTATTTCCGGATGGTGTTTCTGCTTCAAAAGCTACTGGTATTCTTGTATTTAATAATTCGTTTAAATTAAATGCTCTATTATCTTTTGTGGTTATTGTTACTTGTTTTATTTGATTTCCAGAAGGTCCGTCTCCTCCACCAGGAGTAATCACGTTTTGTGTGTAAGTTTCTGGCGAATAACCCTGAAATCCTGCTGGCGGTACTGCAAATACAAAAGGAAAATCTGTTTGTTTATTTTCATCAGTTCCGTTATCAAATTGTATGATCTGATAACCTACTTTTAACATTTGTGTTATTTTATTTTCTCCTGCACCTGTTGTGGTGGTGACGGTTTCTCCGTTCTCTCCTTGATCAAATTCTTTTACGCCTTTGGTTTTTTCTTGTGGCCACAATTCTACTTCTGCCCACGAATACGCCCAAACACCACCAGGATCTTGAGTCGGATAAGAACCTGATCCTGTAGAACCGTGAATTTTTTCTGCATCTACCAGTACAGCAAAGAAATTACTAGGAACTGTTCGTTCACAGCACATTTTCTTTTTATAAACATCCCATGTTGCCTTTTTAATCTTTAAATCAGAATATACTTTGCTTGCTTTTTTTGTTTCCTTTTTAATACGATCGACTAGTAATAATACTGCACCAGGCAATTCGCAAAAATCAAACTGAGACTGCCAATAGTGTTTTTCGGTAGTATGATTAAAAGACGCCAATTGCCAAGAAGAAATATGCGTAAGATTATAAGGATTTGAATAGTAACCAAATATGGTATCATTTATGGCATTGCTCGAATAATTATTAAACGCCAGTAATTTATCTCCGGTATATCCGTGTGGTGTTTTTGTCGGATCGCCTAAACTTGCTGGATCTACTACAAATTCTCCAGTAGTTTCGTCTGTAATAAATCTAGGCAAACCAGTTTTGTCTCTTAAAAAATCAATTGTTCTGGGAAATATACTAACCTTTTCACCTTTAATTTTTTTTCCACTTATATCATACCAGTTATTTAAATCTAAAGTATAATTATAATTTATAGTTTTGGTTATATATCCTTCATTAATATCAACATATTCTCTATAAGGATTTCCCCAATTTGGTTTTACGCGATCATAAGTAGAAAAAGCTAAACCACTGTCCAAAAAATAGTTGCTATCATAATCATTCAAAACTTCCATGGAAAACATAGCTTTTTCTGAAAATTCATCTAAATGTGGTTTAAAAATGGGTAAAGTAGAAAACTCAGTTTCTTTTACAGGTAATTTAAATTCTTTAATATTGGCTAATTGATCCTCAATTAATCCTTCAATGCACTTAAAATTCCAGGAATCTAAATCTTCCCAAAAGAAAAAATTAACTGCTTTTTCATTTTTCTTATAGCAAGCGTATTCACAGATGTAATTCATCAATTGAGATATTCTTAAATTATTTGCATCTTTATAAAATGGATAAAAATTAAATAAATGTTTTACCCATATATCATTAAAAGTTTCATGATATTGTAGCGGTTTTTCACTTTTTTGAGCAGACGCCTTTTGCATCAAAAATTGAACAAATCCTTTTTCTTCGTCTTTTAATTTGTCTGGTATTTTTATCTTATTACTATAAGCAGGCAATATTGACGTGAGACTTGATCCATTTTTAGGATCTTTAGAAATTTTACCAATAAAATCATCAATAACCAAATCAAAATTTCTGTAAAGAAACTCGTCTGATGCAAAATTAAAAATAACCTTTACGGGAGATCCTGAAGGACCGTGAGTAGTTTTTTGTGCTAGATTACTTTCTATTTTTACATCAGATATTCTAAAATCGTATTGTTTTCCATCAAATTGTAAACGTAACCATTCGTTTGTAGACAAATTAAATTGGTCTAATAGATTTGAAGAATCCATGAATACTAAAGAACCGGTAACAGTAGGCGCAAACATGTCTTCATTTAATATAATTTCTACTAAAGAAATGTATCCGTTTTTATTTTCTTCAACGGTTCTGGGCCATAATTCGTACGATTTATACTCAGTGGTACTGCCATTTTTTAACCGATAGATGGTTACTTTTATATCAATATTTTTAATTGCGACTGCCATAATATTTTAAAGAATAATTTTAATTTGATTTTTTAACGGTAACTGAGCACTTAGTGTATTTTTTATTATTTGAACATTGCTTTCGTTTATTATTTTAATTTGTGAATCTTCGTATCGTTTTTCTTCGGTTGCGTCTTTCTTTACAGTTAAGAATTCATTATTGTCTGCGTTTGTATAACCAGCAAGGTATACGTCTTTCCAATTAGAATTTTCTGCTGGATCTAAAACATTTCCTCCTTGAATTATTTGTTTGGTGGAATCGTAATAGTATTGCACACTTAATAATTGATTTTGTATATTGTATGTCTCTATTGGATTATTATTAGCATCGTAATCCCATACAGAAATTCTAGTACTTGCTGGTTCTAATTCTGCGGTTTGTCCTAGTAGAGTTGGTATGGTGCCTGGATAGTTATAAGCTTTAACACTAATTCGCTTGAAAACGGTATCAACAGTATCAACAACACCAATATATCTTTTATTTTCACCTGTTTCTTTAATGACAATATGCTCGGCTCCAGAATCTAATTGAGAAAAACTACCACTGATTGTTGTTGGTGTTACTTTTTCTAATGTTATTACTGGACTTGTATTTTGGTAAGTTTTTGCTATTTTACCCCAAACCATTAACTTACCATCGGTTGTTAGTGCAGCAGAATGATATCTTCCTGCCGAAATTTTAGAGAAAGTTACTCCGGTAGGAATATTCAATTGACCATCAGCGGTTGCACCACCACCGTAAATTACTCCATTATCTTTAAGTGCTAAGAAGTGGTCATACCCAAGAGCAATAGCGGTTATACCAGTAATACCTTGGTTGTATCCAGTGAATAAACTGGTTTTGTTTGGACCCCAACCAGTAACACCGTAGTTAGTTGTTCTGTTAATGCCAATACAGTCTTGTTGGCCACAGTCTATGTTGTAAAAAGAAATGCCTGAAGGTGTGGTTAAAGAGCCGAAATATGTTGGTGTACCATTAGATTCAATAGCAACACCAGCAGTAAATCCTTCATTGAAAGCTACTTTAGTAAAACCAGTAGTTCCAGAATATAATGAATTAAATGTAGTACAAGAACCAAAACACGTAATTCCACCATCAGACTTAATAGCTAAAATTCCTGAATTTGTAGAGTCAATATATTGGCATCCTGCTAGACTTGTAGCAAAATAACCAAGACCGTAAACGTCAAACGATTGACTGGCAAACACAGAGCCGGTATTACCACCCCAGTAGTATATTTGACCATCATCAGTTAAAACAGCAGTATTAAACGAACCACACGATATTTGTGTTATTCCTGTTATCCCTGTGGTAATTGGAATTACAGACTGACGGTGGTGTGGTTGATGCGAAACCGACTTTATTGGTATTTGACCGGCACCAAATGCGCGTAATCCGTATTGGCCATTTCCCGTTTCAAATATTATCATTTGCCCAGGTTTTATTCGTTCAAAACCACTACGATTTAAATCGGTTCCTTCATATTCTTTATATCTTTCGTCGGTATACGGAGGAGTGGTAGAATACGGAGCATTATATTTGGAAATGTTACCAAACTGATAAACTAAACCATCATATTTCTTTTGTAAATTAATATTAAACTGAGAATCTGTACCACCCCATTGAACTAAAGGATTTCTTATACCATTTGCTAAAAATACTGCCCAATAGTAATCAGAAGTAGTGTATATTCTGTTGGCAAACTGATCCGGTCTTTCATCTTCTATTTTGGATTCTTTAAATAAAATACTGTTTGAAGTTACTTGTACGTTTTTAAAAATATTTAAAACTGTAAAAGTTCCTCCGCTAAATCCGTAATCAGTTGTGGAAAAGTATTGTAACATTGGTATTTTTACATCTGAGTAAATCGTTCAGATCTGCTGAATAATCCAAGACTTCCAGATCCGGTTTGCATTGCAGGTTCTAGCTCAATAAATCTTAATTTAATATTAATAGCTAATGGTTTAAAATCCGGAGTCATGAATGCTAGACTAGAAATAGGAGATCGATTTATATCAACACTTTGAAGTACAGAAACTAGTGGATTACCATCCCAATACCAATATTTATCATTAAGATTATCACCTGCCGCAAAAAAGTACCAAAGAGGTGGATGGCCCATATTTAAAAGCGATTCGGTAAATGCAGAAGGATACATGTATGTTTGAAATGCTAATCCAATTTTACTAATAGTTTCTGCTTGATCTGCGGTTTTTGCCACTAAATTCATATCAAATAAATGCGTTCTTCTGGCTCCAGGAGTTAAAAGGGTTTCTGCGTGATCGTAAGATATAATACCCAATCCTTGAGTAAACGAATTTTGAGATTCTGATTGTTTTAAATCATATTCTTCTTTATCAAATAGACCCTCTAGATCTGAATATTGACCGGTCATATACTGTTGAGTATTTGATGTAGACATTCTGTTTGGAAATGGTACAGTTATACTTGCGACTGCATTACTTACAACAGCATTACGAGTTCTATTTTCTGAAAAAGTACTAAATGGAGCAGCTTTAAACACCATCCAAACTGGTATTTCTGTGGCGTAATTATCGTTTGGGAAAATATATTTTATTGATTCTGCCATTTATAAATATATATTGAAAATTATGGCATATAAAACTAAATATGAACCCAAAAATCCAAATAAATATGTTGGTAACCCACTCAACATTATTTGTAGATCTACTTGGGAACGCAAATTTTGCAAATATTTAGATGAAAATGAAAATATAACCAGTTGGTCTAGCGAAGAATTAAAAATACCGTATATTTCAACTATAGACAAACAAATTCATAATTACTATCCAGATTTTGTATTTGAAGCAAAAATTAACAAAACAGAAGTTCAAACATTTATTGTGGAAATAAAACCCAAAAAACAAACACTAAAACCCACACCCAAAAAAAATAAAAGAGCGTATTTAAACGAGTGTATCACATACGAAACTAATACGTGTAAATGGAAAGCTGCAACCACATTTTGCAAAAATAAAAATTGGGTATTTAAAATTTTAACAGAAGAAAATTTATTTAAAACAGCACCCAAAAAGGAAACACAAACAGATGGCTAATTCAATAAACGATTTACTTGGTATATTTGATAAATTAGGCGATCCACAAAGAGCCAATCGATTTGAGGTGGTAATTAACGGTCCTGCATCTTTAATTCCACCTACATCTGGTTTTTTTGCTACTGCCGTTCAAATACCTGCACACGTCGTAGAGTATTACGAAGACAGTCTAGCACCTTCTGGTTCGTATATTGAGGTGCCAATCAAAAGACAGTATGATCAAATATTTAAAATAGATTTTATCGTGGACAGTAATTGGGAAGTTAGAACCTATTTTGAAAATTGGGTTGATTTAATATTTCCAGATACGAGTAATGTTGGTGGTACTAAAAATTCTAGATTTGTTAATTATTGGGATAATATTATCGGAAATGTGATAATAAATTGTTTAGACGCAAACGGCACATCAAAAAAGAGTATTACACTAACCGGAGCTTATCCAGGTACAATTGTTCCTGGTCAGTTTTCAAATGATCTAGTAAATACGTACACCACACTACAAGTTGATATGAATTATCGTAATTACACAATTGCATAACACCTAAATATTTAAAATGGCTTTAAAAGATTTATTATCATCATCATTACCTAATTATTGTGTTAATTTATTGTCTGGTAAGAACATTTGTTTCAGACCAATGATTGTTTCCGAGGAAAAGTCATTGTTATTGGCAAAACAAAACGAAGATAAACAGTCCATAGTAAAAAATTTAATAAATGTATTGTCTAATTGTTGTTCGGATGAAAGTTTAAAAAATATTAAAAATATTTCTATAACTGATTTTGAAAATTTATTTTTATCTGTACGTGGAAAGTCTATAGGTGAAATTGAAACATTCACAGTGAAATGTCCAGAAACACAAGAACAAGTTCAAATTAAAATAAATTTAGAAAAAGATGTTCAATTATCACCAAGCACAGCAAATAATATAATAAAATTAAATGATAATCTGGTTTTAGTTATGAAAGAGCCATCAGTGTATTCGTTATTTAAGTATCCAAATTACGATAAAAACAACGAACAGCTATTTGGATTTATTGGTTCTTGTATGAAAGAATTGCAGACAAATAAAGAATCAATAAATTGTGAAGAAATGCCAGAACAAGAAGTAATTGATTTTATTAAAAATTTAACTAAAAAGCAATTTAACGATATAACAACTTACTTGAGTAACATATCTAAAATTTATATTTTAGCAAATTATAAGACAAAAGATAATACAGAAAGACAGTTAAAAATAAGTGGCATATTCAACTACTTCAATTTTTTTTTTGATCACCTAAACTTAAAATTATATTATAGACAGAATTTTTTATTAAAAAACTACCACAATTACACTTTGTACGAAATAGAAAATATGATTCCATGGGAACGAAGTGTTTACATAGAACAATTAAGAGTGTATTTAAAAGAAAAAGAACAAAAAAATAAAGGATTTGAGCTACTATGATTGAAGAAACACCCGAAAATACTCCAAATACAGAAAATATATTTTTTCAAAAATTAGTAGACTCGGGATTTTTTCCCCAATCTCCTGAAATTCTAAATGGATATGTTATTAATTCTGGTAATATTCCTAAAGAACAAGAACCAATATTAGAAGGATCAGAAACACAGGAACAGTCTAGTGTTTCTGCTAGCGAATTAAAACCAGAAGAAGCACAATCAGAAGAGCAGCCTAGTGTTTCTGCTAGCGAACTAAAACCAGAACAAGCAGAAACACAACAGCAGTCTAATGTTTCTGTTGCTGAACTACAACCAACTGAAACAGAAACACAACAGCAGTCTAGTGTTTCTGCCAGTGAATTAAAACCAACTGAAACAGAAACCCAACAACAGTCTAGTGTTTCTGCCAGTGAACTACAACCAACCGAAACAGAAACACAACAGCAAGCGAATGTTTCTGCCAGTGAATTAAAACCAACTGAAACAGAAACCCAACAGCAAGCAAATGTTTCAGTTAAAGAACTGGAAATTGTAGATAATCAACAAGGCACCACACAATCTCAACAATCAACACAACTAACACAACCAGAACAAACTCGCAGTTTAAATACAACACAAAACAACATAATGGATTTAGACAGAAAAAGCAAAGCAGACATGTCTAAAAAAGAGGCAACTCAAGAAGCTGCCAAGCCATTAAGTTCAGAAGAAAATAAAAATCAACAAACGCAATCAGAAGAATCGTCTATAAACAGATCAATAAAAGATAACGCCCCATTCATAGCAGATTATACAAAGTCGGTTATAATTCCAAAATATAAGCAGTTACCTAGTTGGAGATTAACGTCTGGATAAAAGAAAAGGCCCCTTTCGGGGCCTTTTTTATTCGTCTCCTAGAGACTTCAGGTAACTTTCAACATCCACATCCTCATCCACTTCCGTCTTGGGAGTAGGCTTTCGTGAAGGTCGAGTAGGTGCTTCATTCTCAATAGTGTCGTCTTCGGTGGCTTCACCGCGAACATCGCCTCCTAGGGCATCTACGAGCTTTACCTTGAGTTCTGCGTAACTCTTGAACTCCTTGGGATTCACAAACTCCTTGAGAGCGTATTGCTTCTTCCATAGAGCCTCAAGCTTGGCATCATCACCGTCAAGTAGTTCTGAAGCCGCACTAAACTCAGACTTATCATAGTTGACATAACCTTCAACCTTACGAATCTTTAACTTGAAGTTGGCACCCTTCCAGAAATCAAACGGATTTACTGCATTCTCGTCTTCAAACTCTGGGTTCATTTGCTCTTGAATCTTCTCAAAAATCTTTTTACCGTACTTAAACAAGAACACCTTACCCTTGTTTTGAGGAGCAGCAGGATCTTCCACAACAAGAATATTAGACACGTAATTAAGCTTAC